AGTGAATGAAGTTTTATACTAATATTTCTCGTATCGGCAACAGCATTTGTTACCGAGGATACGAGAATGGATTGCGCAAGCAGTATCGCGATTCCCTCAAACCAGTGATGTATCTTCCCGCAAACAAGCCTGATTCTGAGTGGAGAACTTTGGATGGTAGGACTGTTTCTGAAGTGCAGTTTGAGACATTATCAGAAGCAACTGAGTTTTGGAAAAACTATGAGAACGTCGACAATGTTGAGGTTCATGGCAACAATAACTTTGCTGCGCAGTACATACAGAAACATTATCCCAACGAAATAACCTACGACCCTGCGCAGATCCTCGTTGCTAATATCGACATCGAGGTTGAGTCCGATGATGGGTTCCCTGAACCTGAAAGAGCAGAGAAAGAGGTACAATCTATCTGTCTCAAGTATCATGGTCGCCCCGACTTCTTTGTGTGGGCACTTGAAGATAAGTATGATCCCGAGAAAACTCAGATCGACGTTGCTCCGGAACATATCAAGTTTATCAAGTGCGATGGCGAACTAGATCTTATCCTAAAGTTTCTTGGTTTCTGGAGCGGGAAGGATACCTGCCCCGATGTTGTAACAGGTTGGAACGTCCGACTGTTTGATATTCCATATCTAATCAATCGTGTTAACAACCTGCTAGGTGGTGATGCATATAAAAAGATGTCACCTTGGGGAGTGGTCCGCGAAAAAGAAATAAGTCTAAAAGGTAAAAAGCAGCAGGTCTATGAATTAGTTGGCATCGAGCAACTAGATTACTGGGATTTATTTCAAAAGTTTGGAGTGTACTCTTATGGCGTACAGGAATCATACAAACTAGATCATATCGCGAACGTTGTACTCGGCGAGAAGAAACTATCCTATGAGGAACACGGTAATCTTTACACGCTGTACAAAGAAGATTACCAGAAGTTTATCGACTATAACATCAAAGACGTGCAGTTGGTTGAACGCATCGACGAGAAGATGGGTTTGATTGACCTCGCTATGACTATCGCGTACAAGGGTGGTTGTAACTATCAGGAAGCATTCGGGACTACGCAGTTATGGGACACCTACATCTATCGCGAACTGTGTAAACGTAAGATCGTTGTCCCGCCAAAGAAAGAGAATAAAAAGACTGACTTTGGTGGTGGTTACGTTAAAGCACCAATGATAGGCAGGCATAATTGGGTTGTTTCGTTTGACCTGAACAGTCTGTATCCTCATCTAATCATGCAGTATAATATGTCGCCCGAGACTATCGTAAGCACGCGCACCTCTGGCGTCACTGTTGATAATTGTCTCAATCGCACCAGACCAGAAAGCAAGTCGCCTCATGATTGTATCGCCGCGAATGGTGTTCACTTCTCCAAGGATTTCCGTGGTGTTCTCCCATCAGTAATTGATGGACTGTATGCCGAACGCAAAGATATCAAAAAGCATATGCTAGGGTTGAAGTCTCAGGTTGAAAAAGGCGACAAGAGTGCTGAGAAAATGGTAACAAAACTAGACACTCAGCAAATGGCAATTAAAATTATGATGAACTCACTTTATGGTGGGTTGGGTAATCGCTGGTTTCGATATTACGATATTCGTATGGCAGAAGCGATTACCATGTCAGGTCAGTTGTCTATCCGTTGGGCAGAAAAAGCAGTTAACGGATACATGAACAAGTTGCTAGAAACTGACGATGTTGACTATGTTATCGCGATTGACACTGACTCGGTGTATGTTAACTTTGGTCCCCTTGTTGAGAAGATGGGACTAACTGACGTCGACCAGACTGTACAGATATTATCAAAGATTGGTGAGGAAAAGTTTGAACCATTGTTTGAAAAGTCATACAGTGAACTTGCCGAGTACATGAATGCATATGAGAATAAGATGGTAATGGGTCGCGAGGTAATCGCCGACGCAGGTATCTGGACAGCGAAGAAGCGATACATTCTCAACGTACATAATAGCGAGGGTGTACAATACGCCAAACCTAAACTGAAGATCATGGGTATTGAGGCAGTCAAGTCATCTACTCCTGCCTCTTGTCGTGATGCGTTGAAAGCATTGTTTTCTGTTATGATATCAGGAACTGAAAAACAAACACAAAGTTCTATTCGCCTATTCAAAGAACATTTTATTAATCTTGCTCCTCATGAGATTGCCTTTCCTCGCGGAGTATCTGATGTGAGTAAGTGGCGCGATGCCAAAGAAATATACAAAAAAGGTTGTCCGATACATGTAAGAGGGTCTTTACTTTATAACAAACTATTGCTTGACAAAGGACTTGATCGGAGGTATAATATTATCAAAGATGGTGAGAAAATTAAGTTTTTATATCTCGACGGTAAAAATCCAATTAGAGAAAACATCATTGCTTTCTATGACTTCTTACCCGAGGAGTTTGGTTTGCATAAGTACATAGATTATGAGCAACAATTTGAGAAAGCATTTTTGGCAGTGGTAAGACCAGTGTTAGAAGCAATAGGTTGGCAAGAAGAAGAAACGGTTACTCTGGAAGATTTCTTTTCATGAAAAAATATATGAAATTCAAACACTGGAAAACTGGTGAAGAGAAGACCATTGAGTATGAGGATTTCAAGTGGCCTGTTAATCCAAGCAGCGATCGTATCGTAGTTTGGAACGTGACTGAGCAAAAACTCGAAGACGTGATAAAATCTACTATTGTAGAAAAATATGAAAAGTAATGTACGAACTAACTATTTTCAAGAACGCATTTGATAACAAAACTCACAGGTATCTGAAGATGCCTGATTGGGATTCATTTGTTTATCTTCTTGAAAAACTATCAGAGCAACCTCTTGCGGGCAAGAAGGATGCTGAACTAATATCCCCTGCTGTGTATAAACAGGGGACAACACGTGCAAACAGAAATGTCGAATACTGGGGCAACTGGGCATGTGTAGACGTTGACGATTATGAAGGAACAATTGATGCAATACTTGATAGGTTTAGAAATAATAATATTGTCGTGTACAGTACTGCTTCTTCTACGCCAGAAAAGATTAAATTCCGGATTGTATTCGATCTGGCGAGAAGAGTTAAAGGAGAAGAAATTAAGCAGTTCTGGTATGCTCTTAATAAATCCATCGGCGATCTCGGAGACAAGCAGACAAAAGATTCTTCGCGTATGTACTATATACCAGCGAGATATGCAGGCGCTCATAATTTTTTCCATGTTAACTCTGGGATTCCAATTGGCGTGGATGATCTCCTAAGAGAGTTCCCCTATCAAGAAAAAACTGGTAATGCTTTGCTTGATGAATTGCCCGAAGAAATTAAAGAGTCAGTCATTGAGCATCGTAAGAACAATCTGACTAACACCAACGTGACTTGGAGCGGATACTTGGACTGCCCCTTCTTTCCCAATAAAATGGCAATAGATTATAAATCAGTTTCTGGCACAGGTTGGTACCATCAGATGTATCGTATCATGGTGGCGACTGCTTGTAATGCAGTGAAGGCAGGTTATCCCATCACAGCAAACCAGATTGCTCAAATGTGTAAAGAATTAGATTTGGAGACTGGTAACTGGTATAAGAACCGTCCGTTGGAACTTGAAGCAACATCTGCTATTAAATGGGCATACTCTAATTCGTATGAGGGATTGTAAACGATGTTAAGTATCGTTACTCCATACTTTGAAGATGAAGAGCAATTAAAAAGATACATTGCTCAAGATTGCTTTGATCTAGTTGATGAAGTTATTATTGTAGATGATGGATCAGAAGTTGAACACGCAAAAACAATATTATCTGATAATCTTGATCCTTCTATAAAAAATAAATTTAGAATTCTTCGTGTGTCTGAGAACTTAGGATTTAATGCTCATGGATGCCGTAATCTTGGTGTGCAACAAGCGAGAAGCGATTGGGTACTTCTTATAGATGTTGATATGAAGTTTGATAAGAACTTTTTATTAGAAGCAAAAAAGCAGATTGAAAATTTACCAGAGAACACCTTTTTAGGATTTTCATTCGATACTTCTTCTTCCCCTGATTTGTCTGGCGCATATCCTGCCAGTGCATATAAAGTAGAACCCATAGAATACAATACCTATGCTATTAGGAAAAAAGATTTCCTAAGCACTAGAGGTTATGATGAAGAGTTCGTAAACATACATGGCGGATCTAGAGTTTTTGTAGAAAGGTTGATGACGAAGTATGAAAGAATAATGTGCCCAAATTGTTCTACTGCTCCAGCAAGGATGTCTAGAGAAATTAGAATTATAGATGGTCTAGAAAAAGTTGAATATGATCAATGGTTCATATATCACCCACGCACTTGGGATAATGTTGAGCAATTATTACAGATGGCAAGAGAACGCAATGAACATCCAGAAACTTGGAAAGAAAAATCATTTATAAATTTTGATTGGTATGAGGAAACATTATGAAAGAGTTAATGCATTTAGTAACAAGATGGCACCATGATCGTAATTTAATCAATGGTGCGACTGACAAAGATCAGGTATGTAAACTGATTCAAGAAGTCGGTGAGTTGAGCGACAACGTATGTAAGGGCAAAGATATCAAAGACGATATCGGAGACTGTTTGGTCGTCCTTATAAATATCGCCGAACGCAATGGAACAAATCTAGAAGAATGTTTGTTACATGCATGGAGTGACATCAAAGACCGCAAAGGTAAAATGGTTGATGGTATTTTCGTAAAAGAAAGTGACAGTGAAGAAGTCGTGTACAAATATAAAGGTAAACCAACCACCGTCGGAAACGAGTCCCGTGCCCCTTCTCGAACAGTGACTGGCAAGACAAAATATTAATATGATTAGCAAAAACAAATTGAAGCATGGTGTCGGAGAAGGCATCATGCATATTGAGAAGGCACTCCTTCTCTTCATTGTAGCAGGTACGGTCTGGGCAGCTGGATACGATATCGTTGCTATGTTTGCAGGACAGGGTAAGATGGCACTTGCTGATCTTTTCCTACTGTTTATCTATGCAGAGATATTGGGTATGGTTGGTGCTTTCTACAAAGATCACAGGATACCAGTTACGCTCCCGTTGATTATTGCGATGACAGCATTGACTCGTATGATCATACTACAAACCAAAGGCAACGAACCTTTGGATATAATTTTCGAGAGTGGTGGTATTTTAATTTTAGCAATCTCAGCATATATTATGTCGGCGAAAGACATGATTAGTTTAGAGAAAATATCATTGAGGAATAGTAATGAAGAAGCGTGATTACGACCCAGAGGTAGTGAAGAAACTACAAGGTTCTGTACAGATTGAACATACACTTGCTAAAATGGGTTCGTTAAACCTACGCAAGTTGTTCGCTGAGAACCTGTATATAAATACGTTCGGTGCATACAACGGTCAACAGGCGGTTCAGCATGTCAAAGCAGGACTCAAGGCAATATACTGTAGTGGATGGCAGGTGGCGGCATCCGCGAATTCAACAGGTGAAACTTATCCTGACCAAAGTCTATATGCTGTTAACTCTGTTCCTGATGTCGTGCGTAATATTAATAACTGTTTTCGGCGACAAGACCAAATCTATGTATCGGAGGGCTCTGATGGGTTTCCATTTGCGCCGATTATTGCGGACGCGGAAGCAGGTTTCGGAGGAGTCCTAAATGCTTACGAATTGGGAAGAAATCTTATTGAAGCAGGCGCAGCTGCCATCCACTACGAAGACCAAGTCGCAGCAGAAAAAAAGTGCGGACACCTTGGAGGAAAAGTCCTCATCCCGACGAGTCAAGCCATTCGAAATCTTAATGCTGCTCGTCTCGCTAGTGATGTTGCTGGGACCGACACTCTCATTATTGCACGCACGGATGCAGAATCCGCAACTCTACTTTCAAACGACATCGATGAACTCGACAGAAAATACATTAAAGGATTTGTGCAAGATAAATCCCCGCTGCGAACAGCAGAAGGGTTCTACCAAATCGAGGGAGGACTAGACTACGGTTGCGAACGTGGTCAAGCATATGCTGAGTATGCTGATCTAGTCTGGTGTGAAACAAGTAAACCATGTCTCAAAGAAGCAAAGCGATTCGCTGATGCAGTGAAGGGTGCTGTTCCTGACGCGATGCTCGCGTACAATTGTTCGCCTTCTTTCAACTGGCGTAAGTCTATTCCTGGCGACGAGGAACTTTCTGACTTCCAGTGGGAGTTGGGTAAGATGGGATTTAAGTTTCAATTTATCACTCTCGCTGGTTTTCATACCACTAATCATGCAGTGTTTCAGTTTGCTCGCTCGTACAAGAAGCATGGCATGCTGGCATACTCTTGGTTACAGGAAGAGGAGTTCGCTTCTGAGCAGTTTGGATACACTAGCACCAAACACCAGCGCGAAGTGGGCGTTGGATATTTTGATGTGATCACCGAGGCACTTGGTAGTTCTACCGCTGCCTTGTCAGGTTCAACTGAAGCGGAGCAGTTTTGATGTTTAAATCATTTGGAGAAGGAAGGATGAGAGATATTTTTGACAAAGCAGTTGATGTATACAAGAGTGACAAATACTTTTGGACATTCTTATTTGTTATGTTCCCTCTTGTAATGTATGCGAACTACGCGTCATAGCGGGTTTCTAATGGACTGAAGCGGAGCAGTTTTAATGAAAGATCAATTATTAAGGGCAGTAAAAGCAAAGCACCAAGCAGTAATGGAAGAGGCACTGGCAAATATCGCAGTTTACAATAACGCTGTTGGTATTGGAGAACACGCCGATGTTGTTGGTGCAGTCGAGGAACAAGTTAGTCGATATGTACATGCTTTGGAAATGGTTGAGGGCGTCAACATGATGTTAGAATCATGAAAGAGAAATTCAAGAAAGCATTTATGGAAGTGGCACACACCTTCGCTAATTTAAGTCACGCAAAGAAACTCAAGGTCGGTGCCATAGTAGTCAAGGACGAACGTATTATCAGCATAGGATACAATGGAACCCCTACTGGTTGGGATAACGAGTGCGAAGCACCTGAGTGGTCTGAGGGCGAGTGGGAACCAGATCTGTCTTATCGTACTAAACCTGAAGTAATCCATGCTGAAGAGAATGCTATCGCAAAGATAGCGAGGAGCAGTGAGAGCAGCGAGGGTGCTTCCCTTTTCTGTACTCATACACCATGCATCGAATGTGCTAAACTGATTTATCAGTCTGGTATCAAAGAGGTGTATGTCGCCAAAGCATATGATGCTAGTATCGGATCAGGATTAGAGTTCCTTGAAAAGAGTGGCGTCAACGTTGAGATAATGCTTGACAACTAAACCAAATTATAGTACAATATGTGTATTGTTATGGAGGAATACCAATGGCACTAACTGAAGAACAACAACGACTACTTGCTGAAGCTGATGCTATTCGCGATATGCAGCAAAGAGATGTTGAACAAGAAAGAATGGCATTTTTCCCTATGGATCCGGATTACGGACATGAAAAACCAATTGTTGGTATTGTCGGTCATGGATTTGTAGGAAAGGCAGTTGAAAGATGCTTACATCCGAATGTAGAAAAATTCCTTGTAGATCCAAATTATAAAACCACTATTGATCAACTAATTGAGGCGCAACCGAGTTTATGCTTTGTTTGCACTCCAACTCCTGTTCAGAATAATGGTAGGATCGATGCTGCCAGTACAGTTGATGCTGTGCTAAAATTAATTCGACTGACCAAATCAGCAGTGGTATTGAAATCTACAGTAACCCCAGACATGATTGATAAACTTTGCCGCTCCATTGAAAATGAAGAAGCATCTGCAAGGTTCATTTATTCCCCAGAGTTTCTGACTGAAAAGAATGCTGATCATGAATTTAGTAATCCTGAATACATGGTTCTCGGTGGAATGCCTCAATCTAATGGCATGTTGCTACAATTTTATCAACAAAGCACTTACATGAAGTTGCCTTCGCATGAAAAAATTTGTCAATTAACGCCAGTTGAAGCGTCTTTTGTTAAGTATGCGATCAACAGTTTCTTAGCAATGAAGGTGACTTTCTTTAATCAATTGTGCAAGGCGATTGAAGATGAACCTATGACCGCCATGCCTTTGGCAGTTATCAAGGCATTGTCCATGGAACCAAGGTTGGGCAATTCTCATTGGAGAGTTCCTGGTCCTGATGGTAAGTTTGGATTTGGCGGTGCTTGCTTCCCTAAAGATGTTTCAGCATTCGTCAATTATACTGACAAGATGACATTGCTTGATAAGGTAATGGAAATCAATACAGATATTCGTAGTCAGTACGATCTCGATGAAAGGGAAAAGGTGGCAAACGTAACCTTTAAAGCATCAGACGTCACCATCATTGATAAAGAGGGCGAAGTTTTAACTGAACCAGATCTGCTTGATACACAGGGCGATTTGTTTGATGAGGATGCAGCATGAGTGTAATGGATAAACTGAAAAAGAACAGCAAGATCAAGGCAGCGGAGACGTTGTCACAATCTAAGTTCTTTGTAGAAAGACCGTTGATCGACACAGGAGTGCCTATGGTCAACGTTGCTTTGAGTGGTGACATTGACGGTGGTTTATCCTCTGGGTTGACTGTTCTTGCTGGACCAAGCAAACACTTCAAGACTTCGTTTGCTTTGTTGATGGCAGCAGCATACCAGAAAGCAAAACCTGAGTCAGTAGTGTTATTCTATGATTCAGAGTTTGGTTCGCCCCAAGCATACTTTAAGACGTTCGGTATCGACACCGACCGTGTGTTGCATACTCCTATCGCTAACGTCGAGGAGTTGAAGTTTGATTTAATTTCTCAGTTGGAAGCACTGGAAGAGAGTGATGACGTTGTTATCATCATTGACTCTATCGGTAATTTAGCATCGAAGAAAGAACTTGAGGATGCTATCAATGAGAAGTCAGTGGCAGATATGTCACGCGCCAAAGCATTGAAGGGTCTGTTCCGTATGGTTACACCATACCTGACTATGAAAGATATTCCGATGCTGGCAGTAAACCACACATACAAAGAGATTGGATTGTTCCCGAAAGATATCGTATCAGGCGGCACAGGTATTATGTACTCTGCTGATAATGTGTGGATCATTGGTCGTCGCCAGAACAAGACTGGTACTGAAGTCACTGGTTACGATTTCATAATCAACGTGGAGAAGTCGCGTTATGTTAGAGAGAAGTCAAAAGTTCCTGTCTCTGTTAGTTGGGAAGGTGGTATTGAGCGTTATTCTGGTCTTTTGGATGTTGCTCTTGCTGGTGGGTATGTTATTAAACCTAGCAACGGCTGGTATCAACTGGTTGATAAGAGCACTGGACAACTGGTTGGCAACAAAGTCAGAGAAAGAGATACAAGAGAGGATTCTTTCTGGGAGTCGCTCCTTACCGAATCTGACTTCAAAGAGTTCGTAAGGAAATCCTACCAGATTGGTGGGGAAATTGAAGAATTAGAATTAGAGTTAGAGGAAGAATATGTTTGAGTATCAATGTAAAATTGTCAGAGTAGTTGACGGTGATACAGTTGATGTTGATATTGATCTAGGTTTTGATATTGTATTACGCGATCAACGCATCCGCCTGTATGGTATTGACACGCCTGAGTCGCGGACTAGTGACAAAGAAGAGAAGAAGTATGGACTGTATGCCAAGAACTACCTGAAAAGTGCACTTGGTAAGACAGGTGTTATTCGCACCAAGAAAGATGGACGCGGTAAGTTCGGTCGTATCCTTGGTGAGTTTATCATCTACGATGCTGAGACTGACTCATATCGCAGTGTAAATGCAATGATGATTGAGAAACATATCGCTGTTGAATATTATGGGCAGTCCAAAGAGGATATTGCTGAGCAACACATCAAGAACCGAGACCATATTGATGTCTAATAAAGCAGCAATGGAGCAATATCTGGATAAACATCCGGAAATAGATGCTCTTACTATTATGGCAGATGAAGATATCAAAGCGTTCAACGTTGGTGAACACGACGATTATCTTATCTTACCAGATCCTGAGGCAGGATCTGATAGTAATAATCCATCAGCATCTGATGAATGGGTTATGCTATTGCTAAAAGATCCTTATCAAGATTACCTTATCAAATTTCAGAATATTATGATGCAAGATGATGGACTTCAATTTGATTATTTCAAGATGTATCATCCTGAAAATTCAGTAGTTGAAGATCACATACATTTTCTCAATACTTTAACTTCTTGTCTGACTACCGCTCTCGGTGATTGGCAAAAAGATGGTGCTCTACGGACTAAACCTATAGATGAATAGTGATATGCAAAACATGATTTTGCGATCTTTCTTCACAAATGAAGATTACATGCGCAAAGTCGTTCCATTTATGGATCCCAAATATTTTGAAGGTGTGGGGCAACAACTGTTCAAAGAGTTTGCCAAGTATGTGGCAAAATATAATGGTATCCCTTCTGTAGATTCATTTAAGGTATCGCTACAGGAAAGCGAGGAGACTTTCTCTGAGGAAGCATTCAGGCATGCTATGGATATCTTGCCTGATCTGTTTCGTAAAGATACTGAAACTGATATGGATTGGTTGGTTAATAGTACTGAGAAGTGGTGCCAAGACCGTGCCCTGTTCAATGCAGTTATGGAGTCTATCTCTATCATTGACGGTAAGCACAAGACTCTGACCAAAAACGCACTGCCTGATATTTTATCGAAAGCACTTGCTGTTACTTTTGATACCAATATTGGTCACGATTACTTACAGGACGCAGAGAGTCGATATGAGTTCTACCACACTGTCGAGGAACGTATTCCGTTTGATCTTGATTATCTGAACAAGATCACCAAGGGTGGATTGCCTAACAAGTCTCTGAACATTATCCTCGCTGGTACAGGTGTGGGTAAGTCATTGTTCATGTGTCATTGTGCCGCGTCAGCGTTGTCGCAAGGCAAGAATGTATTGTATGTTACCATGGAAATGGCGGAGGAACGTATCGCTGAACGTATCGACGCCAATCTGTTAGACGTGTCACTCGATCAGATCTCAACACTATCCAAAGATATGTTTGTAGGCAAGGTACAGAAGATTGCCGAGAAAACGCAAGGGACTCTGGTTATCAAGGAGTATCCCACGTCGCAGGCACATTCGGGTCACTTCCGTGCACTGATGAATGAACTCAAACTCAAGAAGAAGTTTGTACCTGATATTGTATTCATTGACTATCTGAATATTTGCGCCTCCTCTCGTATCAAGTCAGTGGGCGGTTCAGTAAACACCTACACGTTTGTCAAGGCAATCGCCGAGGAGTTACGAGGTCTTGCTGTTGAGTTTAACCTGCCTATCATGTCAGCAACTCAGACTACGCGATCAGGTTATGGATCGTCCGATCCTGGTCTTGAAGATACCAGTGAATCGTTTGGTCTACCTGCTACCGCTGATCTGATGCTTGCCATGGTATCCAATGATGAACTCAATGCTCTAAATCAGATTATGGTAAAGCAGTTGAAGAATCGTTACAGCGACCCGAATATGCATAAACGATTCGTGATCGGTGTAGACAGGAGTAAGATGAAACTGTTTGACGTGGAAGATCCTGAGCACGAACTCGTTAAGGACGTTGCATCTGGTAAAAAAATACCGCAAGAGGACATTCCAGTCTTTGATTTAAGTAGTTCGGGTAAAAAAATTAATGCGGAGGGTTTTCAATTCAACTAAATAACTCTACAATTTCTTTCCTCGGATCACTTAAATGTTACAGGACGAATCGGAAGTTAAACTTCAGGTAGAGGTAGCGGTGTTGAAAAGCAAAATAGACCACATTGAAGAGTCTGTGCATGGCTTGAAACAACAACTAGACGATATTGAATCTCGCCTTGTACGAGTAGAACGTATAACATACATGGTTCTTGGAGGATTGGTTATCCTTCAGTTCTTGCCAGCAATCCAAGGTTTTATGGGATCTTAAGTTTGGATCCCATTACCCATACGGTAATTGCAACATTCCTTTTAGCAGGAGCATACTATACAGGTAGATTACTAGGAGGAACAGTAGGATTTCGACTAGGTTATGAAGATGGTTCCGCTGAAGCTGGATTAAAAATGATAAGAATACTATCTGAAGAAGGCACTTTCGATCAACAAGATTTAGAAGATGCCCTTGATCGTTGGATTCAGAAACACAAAGAAAAGATGATTAATCAAGGTGATAAATTATGAAAGGTGACGTTGTAACATTAGTAACACATGTTGGTGAAGTGATTGGTCGCGTAGTGGAAGAAAATTCTGACTCTATCGAATTAGCAGATCCACGTCTGTTTGTAAATCAAGAGAGTGGGGCAGGTCTTGCTCCTGGTATTTGTATGACTGGCATCAAGGATCCTACTGGTGCTATATTTTATAAAGGCAGCATCGTTGCTGTAGTTGCAACTGCTCCTGAACTTGAAAAGGCATGGCAACAACAAACTAGCGGAATTATTTTACAATGAGCGGAAAAGGTGACACGCCGAGACCACTCTCGGTAAGCAGAGAACAGTTTGAATCTAACTGGGATCGTATCTTCAGTAACCCCAAACCAAAAATGCTACACGAAGTCAACTATGACAATATGTGGAAGCATTCTTGCACTGTAGAGATGGCAATCGTGTGGATCGGTAAGGACGAAACCTGTAACTATTGCGGAGCATGGGAGGAAGATGATGAGTGAAGATATCTTTGACTTTGGTTTTACAGCAGTTACACTCGACGAACTTGAGGTTATTCAAGAGACTACTGCGCAGTTGGAATCAGCAACTGGTGAAGCGCAAGCAGTACACGAGAGGTTGGATAAAGTTTATAATGCTATTCAAACTCTACTAGGCAACCTGAAGAAAGATCCAAGTCGTGAATATCTATACTGGCCAGACAGAGTCACCAAAGTGGAGGCATTCTCTGATTACTTAGATGCACTCTACAAAGGACTAAAGTGATCTAGAATCCCTCTTGCCTCGCCAGAAACCTTCTGGCGGTTCTTGATTCTCTGGTATTCTGATCGACTTCTCACCATTAGTCCACCACTTCAACGAGGACATTAGTTTCTTCTGACTTTCCTTAAACTCTTCCGAGTGCCTTGGTTTATGATTACCAACGTTGTATTTGTTCCCCCATTGTTTCGGTGGTTTGCTGTCGCCACCAGGAATAATGTTGTAACCTATTCTCTCATGTGGACGCAACTCAATCTCTTTGGCGTATGCTTCTTCCTTGCTCTCGAACGAATATAGAATGTCTTGTACAGCACCCTTCTTTATTGCTCGATACAATATTTCATTGTTGTTTACGCTGGGGCAACTATGATACATCATTCTCTTGTCAGGTTTGCTACTGACTCCGATGTATCCTTCGGTGAGTGGATCTGAGTGGTGTGGTTGGTGAATCCAATAGACGTGATAAATAGTCATGCTGATGTCTCCTCGTTAGACGTTAGAGGACTGGTGATTGGCGTCACGCGAGTCCACCTTTATTTATAATGCTTTACTTTTTACGCAGGATTTGTTATAATATACATTATGAGTCAACTTCCTAAGAAACTAAAGACACCAATTCGGTATTGTGGCGGGAAGTCACGTGCTACCAAGACACTGTTGACCTTCCTGCCCGATACCATGATAGGCAAATACGTGGAACCATTTGTTGGTGGTGGTTCAATGGCATTTGCCTTCTCACGTCAGTTCCCTCACGTTCCCATTCATATCAATGACAAGTATTATAATCTGTATTGCTTCTGGGTTACGCTCCGTGACTCTCCTTCAGACCTCGTCAATCGCCTTCTGAGCGCGAAACGTGATGCAGGTGACGCTACGGGTCACCGCCAATTATTTGATGAATGCAAGGAGTATTTACTCGATACACACAATGATGCGTTTCAGGTAGGTTGGCGCTGGTGGGTATGCAACAAGTGTTCCTTCTCAGGTCTCGGAGAGTCCTCAGGTTTTAGTGAGCAGGCATCAGTATCCAACTTCAGTGTAAATAATATCGAATCGTTGTTACTGTATGGTACACATATCAAAAACTGGCGAATAACGAACTATGATTATGCCACTTGTCTAACTGACGATCCTGGGACGTTCATCTATCTCGATCCTCCCTATGCCAAGGTCGGAAAGGATGGCAAGTCTTTTCTCTATGGTCGTAATGGCGATATGCATAAGTCCTTCGACCACGATCTGTTTTATAAAGACGTCTCTTCTC